TAGAACTAACATTGAGTGTTTTCCTAGCAGAGAAATCTATATATCTTCCTGATGGTAAACCCTCACAATCTATACCAGAAGAACCTGAAGAACCTGAACTAGCAAAACTCATCATAGAAGAATAAGCAACTTTCGTTGCCTTTACATCAGCACTACCCTCTAGAGTATCAGTAAAATATTTTTCACAATATACAACATCACCAGACATTACCATGAAAGTACCTTCATTAGCACCTTGATAATCTTTTTGAGTTACAAGTATATTAGAAGCACCACTATTAAAAAGTCGTACAACGGGAGCGTTGCTAACATTAGTAGCAGATGCTAGATTTGTTTCAGCAGATAATATTTTCATTATTTTTTATTAAAAAGTTGATTAATTGGAGTACCTGTTTTCATTCTCTCCAATCCTTGTAGTCTAGGATTTCCTCTTAGTTTTGCCTTTCTAAGTCTTTCATCTCTTCTTGAACGTCTACCTTCATCACTACTTAAAGCATCATTTCTTTGATTTCTCAACTCTCTCTTAGAAGGATCAACTTCCTTTTTACCATCATTAGTTATAGGTGCTTCAACCTTTTTCTCTACTGGTGGAGTTGGTGTTGCAGTTGAAACTTTACTCGAAGAACCCCCTGTAAGTTTACTACCAGCAACTACACCTCCAGTAACAGCAGCAGCACTAGCTCCAGTTTTTATTTGATTTGCAACCTTCTTTATACCATCACCAATAGGACTTGGTGTAATATTCTTCATAGGTATAGATGTAGGTTTTGGTGTAGTAGCAGCACCACCCAATACATCTACGTCTTTTGCAGTTGTTTGAATTTCTGCTTTCTTAGCATTAATTCTATCTAATTTTCCTTTAGTTCTATTTGCTAGATTGCTACCAGCACCTTTAACATTCTTCATAAAACCCTTAAAGGATTTTACTAGACCACCACCTTTACTAGGTGTATCAACCCTTGGACTTTTAGTTATTGATACATTATCAGGATTTCTTAGTTTTTTAGCAGTAGAAAGAATATCTTTTGTTAATTTAGTATCTCTTACACCACGATTAACAACACCTCTTACACCTTTACCTAGATCATATGCACCTTTAACACCTTTAGATGATAGATTCCAAGCAGCTCTAACAGCACCAGTTACAATTCCACCAAGTGGTACTTTTGGTAATTCTTCTGTCAATATAGTAACAATCTCATCATCATTATATCCTTCAGAGATTAAAGATTCAACTGCCATTTCCAATTGCCAATTAGAAGCACCTTTAATTGGTTCTGGTTTAATTATATCCACTGTTTCTACTTCTGTAAAATTTAATCCGTCTGCAACATTCTGAACATTTATACCACCTTCAATTTCTTCATTAAGATTATGGCAATCTTCACCACACTCTATACAAGGATCTTGCCCACAACCTTCACATTCACAATTGGTAGACTCCTTTAATTCAGATCTCCAATCGTTTAGAGATTCTTGCTTTACTCTTATATTATTCATGGAACGGATTAATCTTCTTTATTATTTAGAATACCTTCCTTTATCATCTTTGAAAGTTCTGATGTTGAACCAACAAATAAAGCATTATTTGTAACGTTACTTGGACCTTTGGGTTTATCTTCATCTAAATCTTTCATCTTCTTCTGAAGATCTGCTAACTTATCTGTAATATCTGCAGTTGACTTTAATACTTGACCAGCAACTTCATATGCTCTTGGACTTGCACTTTCACCAGCAAGTTCCATAACTCCGTTTAAAGTTTCCTGACCCTTCTCTATTAGTGAATATAACTGTGCTCTTGCGTACTTGTAATCCTTTTCAGCATCATCACTAATATCGGGCAGTGTATCCTTTCTTCGGACACAACCACCCTCATTAACTTGCTGAACTTCTATTTCAGTATTAAAAGTATCATTCAAATCGTCATAATTATCTTTCATAGTTTTAACAATTCCAAGCCCTTAAGGACTTATTAATTCTTGAATCGGGATCCCTTGCGGTTTTGGCAGAAGTAAGTTTCTTCTTCATACCTTTCATCCTCGCACAAAAAGACGCTCTACGCTTGTTGCCAGGTTTCTTTGAAGGAGCTTTAAGGTCACTGCCTGGATTCTCTCTTTCGTAACTTTTTCTTCCTTTTTCATTTAAACCACCCTTTTCATTTTTACCTGATTTCTTTGTCCATGCTGCACCTTCTTCAATAAATTCAAAATCATCTCTCCATGAATAACTTTCTTTCTTATTACCCCAATTAGCAGCACCTACTTTACGACACTTAACAAGAGCACCAGAAGCATAAGCACTTGGCCAAACAGAATACCTTGATTTTACTTTCTTATAGCAAGCATCTTTCTTACCTTCTTCAACTACACCACACTTCTCCTTAAAGGTTCTTCTAAACAGTTGATCAATAGTTTCTTCGGTAGCCACGTTAATCGCCTTTCCTTTTCTATTTGGATTTGGATCCTTTTTATTTTTACGTCTAAAAGCTGCTGCTTCCTCATCCTTATTTAGATCCCGTTTCATTTTACTGGAACCACATTTAGGTTTGGTTTTTTGACCTGGTTGCTTGGCACAAGGTTTACCCGAGTATTTGCCACCCATCTGAACCCAACCCTTCTTACCATCAGAAGACTTAGATTTATTAAACCAATCGTGTAACGAACTATCGCCTGATTTGTTTGCCATTTAGAGATCTACCTTTCTTGTTGGACTAAATTCTTTTCCATCACCAAAGAAAGTCGAAGTTTCTGTAAATCCAAAATCGTCACCTGGTGGGATTAATGGATCATCATACTGATCAATTTGACTATCCTCATTATAGTCTTTCTTAGCTTTAGCAGCTACAGTATATCTTTGTTCCCGTTTTGCTGCTTGTGGATTGCTGTCTGAATAGTAATCAACTTGAACCTTACGGATGAGTCCTTCTGTAGAATCTGCAATAGGACCAAACATATAGGTCTTAGCAGTAAAGTTTAATGTATAAATTAATGCTCTTCTGGTTTCAAAGTTACCTTCATAATCATCGGTAAATGTAATGCTATCAAGCACCATAGGAACATCTCTTTTCTCTCCAATTGATTTTGCTAAATCAATTGTTAATGTAAAACCTGGTTGAAAGAATGGTAAAATCTGTTCCAAGATCTGCATAGAATCATCTTGGAGTTTTGTAAGAATGTTTAACTCAAATCCCAAATTATATGGAACAGGCATAAAAACCTTCTTTAATTTACCACCCTCACTTGCTTTAAATGTTTGTGTGATACCTGCTTTCCTAGATGGATCATATTGAATATTATTAACTTCAAATGACATTCTAGGTAATGATATTTGAACTGCCTTATTTAAATCTGGTTGTTGTTGAATCCTTGCTAGAAACTTTTGCTTCGGTCCATATGAAATGGGTACTTTAATATCACTAATGTTTTTTCCTGTAGCATCTTGATGTCTAACATGAACCTCATTAAAAAGAGTTCCAAAAGAGATAACAGTTTTTCTTATTATTTCGTGATAAAAATAAGTTCCTAACATCAGAAATTACCAAAGGGATTTGATTCAGTGAAGTCTAAAATATCGTCGCCACAAGGTTCAAACTCATCACCATCATTATATTTATCATTAGCATCATCAGAATTATAAGAGGCAAGTGAATACGATGCTCCAGATTCTTTTCCTACAATAGATTCACCAACATAGAATCCAGTTATAGTTCCACCAATACCAACATTACTTATCTGTAATATATTAGTATCAGCATCCCAAGATTTAACTCTTGCTTGTGTAAATGATCTAGACCCTTCAATAACTTCATTAAAGATAAAGGTTCCAATACCAGACATAGAAGGAGGACTAGCAACAATTACATTTGGCGTTGCGGTATATCCACGTCCTGGATTACCAATATAAACTGATTTAAGAACTTGATCGGATCCTGCCATACCTATAGATGCTATTCCAACAGCAGTTGTTCCAGCACCAGGTTGAGTTACTGTTATTGAAGGTTCTGTACCATATCCAACACCACCATCAACAACGTTAAAGTTAATAACACCTTGATAAACAGTTTCAATAGAACAAGTTGCAGCAGCACCAGTTCCACCGCCACCAGAAATGGTAATAGTCGGTGGAGTATTATAACCTGCACCTGCACTAGTCAGTAATATCTTCTCAATAGAAGTAACATTTGCTCTAGTTGTTAAGATACCAACTGCCCTTGCTGGTGTATTTGCTGGAGAGTCTGAGAATGTTATTGTTGGTTGTGAAGTAAATCCTGATCCATCATTATTAAGGAAAATCTCACTAACAAATCCAATACCGAGAGATGCTGCTACTTCAGCAGTTCTTCCTATACCAATTAGGGATAATGTAGAAATATAACCATCATCTTGAACTACAGTATCGATGGCATCGATAGAAGTATCAATAACTTCATCCTCATATTCAAAGAGTTCGCATTTAAGTTGGTAAACGTAGTTCTTACCTAACTGATAGAATGGATCTTCATGTTCTACAAATTTAACTTCAAATAACCTTGATCCGAGTGGAAAAAATACTAGATCACCTTCTCTAGGTCTAGTTGCAAGTGTAATTTCCTCATTTCCACCAGGACCATCATCCAATCCTGCCATAAATGGTGCTATGAAATCTTCAAATCTTTCTTTTGAAATAGTAAGAGTAACTTCATCTCTTATACTCATTCCAAATTTAGTCAGCACATCTCCTTGCCCACCATATCCTTCATAGGTGTTAACATATGCTTCTATAGCAAAATTATCATCAAATTTAGAAGATTGAACCTCTTCTATAATTGATTTTGTATTTACATATTTTCTTGGAATATAAGTTACTTCAACACCGTAAATTTTTAGATGCTCGTTTATGAGATCCTGTGTTAATCTTTGTTCTGAAGATGTTCCTTGTAGGAAAAATGGATTAAGTGCCATGTGTTATTAACCCACAAAATCATAAGGAGGTAATTCGTATTCAGATGCCATCCTTGATCTTAGAGATTCTATATCTCTTTCNGCATCATCNAAAATNTCTCTACCATTAAGTTCTATACCACCTGGTAACTTAACTCCACGGAATTTGATTAAATTCTGTCCCCACTGTCTCTTCATAAGAGCTGTGAGATACAATTTGAGAAAAGGATCATTATATACTTGAGTAAATGATGTTGGATCTAATGCCCTGTAACAATCAAGAACTAAGAAATTATCAAGCGATTCTGCACCCCAATCTATATCCAAATATAATCTATCTTGCCTCTTATTAAATCTTATTTGCTTATCTGTAGTTAATAAAAAGTCAATATCTTCCAAATATGACTTAACCATAGAATATTGAAGTAATTCAACCGAATTAAAATTATAAAGATCATTCAAAAATAACTGATATTTAATACTAAACATTCCACCTGATATAGTGCTAGTATCAAATTTAAAAATCTTTTCTACTCCAACTACAGAATCTGGAACCTGTAAGAAATTAGAAGTCTCATACCAACTACTTGTTGTAGTTCCGTAACCTGCTATATTTGTAGATGTTGCTGTTGTAGTTACAATACCAACTCCATCTGTACCCTTTGCTCTACCTCTATCTAAATCTGCCTGAGTAATCTTATACTTAAGAAACATCCTCTCAACACCATCGAAATGGCGTTCATTGAAGAGTTGAATAGCATCATCAACAGAATCATCTATTTGGTCATCATCGAGGTTAATCTCCAATACAGGAGCACCCAGCTTCCGTAAGCAGTAATCTATAAGTTGTTGTCTACTCGCTGGTTTTGCCATATCCCCTAAGTATCAGTTTTCTTGGTCTTTTTCAATTTTTGGATTTCTTCTTGTAAAGAAATTATTTCTTGTTGAAGATTTTTTTCTTCTTGTTCAAAATCATTTTTTAAAGTTTGTAATTTTGCTTCCAAAAGAACATTTTGATTTAATGATTGTGCCAATTTACCATTATATAAACTTACAAGAACATTAACATCAACGTCACCATTATTTTGTTGTTGCATAATATTTTAAGGTTAGAAAGTTCCCCCATCAAGTGTAGAAGACCAGTGAGGCTTATTAGTATATATCACAGAAACTGAAGATGGAATTACTGATAGGTTTTCAACTGTACCATTTTGTCCTTCTCTTCTAATATTGTAAGTATTAGTGAAAGTTCCTTCAACACCAATCAAGTCAATTGAATTTCCGTTAGATACAGGACTCTCAACAACACCATAAGCACCACTAGTATCCTGCCTAACAACATCACCAGCATTAAGAGTTACTGTAGATGGTAAAGGTAGAGTGTTCTTAGTAACAGCAGTTAGAATCTGCTTAGATGTTACTATAGGAGCAGCTGGATTATTGGTTGAGGTCTGTAAACCATTCTCATCAAAGTATACAGCACCATTAGCATTATAATCAGCAGTCTGGTAGTAGATACCTTTGATATCTAAGAAACCTCTTGTTCCAGATACTGTATTACTTGCTGTACCTGCATCTGGAACGTATGTCCAAGATCTTGCAGGAGCATTACTTCCAGTATTTGTATCAGCATCTACATAACCAAAGAAACCAGTTTTATTATTTGCAGTACCAATACCAGTATTATACTTAAATGCTATACCACGATCCGTATTAGTATCGTAAGCATGAGTAATTGTTAATTCTGAAGTTGTTGTAATACCAGCAGAAGTACTTCCCTGAATAGTAATAACTTTATTTGTAGTATTAACTTCGGTAACTGTTGTTAATCCAGAGTTTGGAAGTGATGCATGACCACTTACAACGTCACCAGTATTAATACCAACAACAGAATCAATTGTAATTGTACTAACACCAGTTGTAGCTGGAGCAGTAACTACTCTAGAACTAGTAACATCACCAATAACAAATATTGGATCATTAACTGTTACCGCAGTTGAGTTAACTGAAGTTGTTGTACCATCAATTTGTAAGTTACCTTTGATGATAACATCACCTTCATTACTTAAACCATCTGGATATGGGTCAATAAACAGTTTATCACCAGCACCACTTACGGTAGAAATTATATTATCTTCAATTTTAACTTTACCAAGATATGATGAAGTAGATACGTTCAACGGGGTAGTGAACTTAACTTGCTTGCCAGTAAGACTGGATACTACTAATTCATCATTACCATCTTCATCATATTCAAATTTAACATCCTTATCAGAACCAAATGAAAACGCTGTATCATCACTAACAGCAAATTCACCAGTTCCATTAGTAGCAAATATTACGTCTCCATCCGTATCTGTAGATGATAGAGTTCTACCATCCATTCTAAGATTATCTACATTCCACTGATCAACTTTTCTATTATTATCAAGAACAGCGACTATACCACCATCAGTGTTTCTTGAATTAGTAACACCAGCAACCGAACCTGGTTGATGCTCCATCATAGAAGTATAATAATGTCCTCCTACTGAGAAAACATTACTTCCATCGTCACCGACAAATATTCTATCTTTATATT